CATGATAGCCCATCTGCACAGCGCAAACGACAGAAGAGGATGGGCGATCCAATGGCTAAGAGTCAGCGAAAATTTCAAGAAGCTTCAGCACACCTTGACACAATTAGCCCAGGGCAGGCTGAATTGAGCGAAGAACTGCTGTTAATGCTGCGCAAGAGGATGCAGTTCGCCAAGGATGCAGGCATCAGCAAGATCAGGTTCGAAATGGTGACCTTCGAGCAAGCTGAGGCCTTAGTCGCACTTCTAGAGCGAGAGACAAGGCGATGATGCAGCCATTCTTCGTTAAGTGGCTTACGGTCCACATCATAAGTGGCCCAATAATCTTGGAAGCGTGGATAATCTACACACTTCCATATGACTGGGACGAGAGAAATGAGGGTAAATGTATCACCGGAGGTGGTGGTTCATAATTCTCTTGTTAACAGGCATAGCTTTGGTCCTTTTGATCTTTCGGCTGGAAGATTTGATGGAACGTCACTATGCATGTTCAGCCTTTGGCACCGCTGATGCCTGCTGTGAGAAAGGTGAGTGTAAATATCGACCTGCAAGCGAGGAAAGTAAACCATGGAAATGAAACTAACGGACGAGCAAATCGCAGTTTTAGACGCTTACCGTACAACCGATGACAATATCCTAATGGAGGCATATGCAGGATCAGGCAAGTCTACGATGCTAGAGTTAGTCCAAGGTGAGGTTAAAGGCCCATGTCTGTACATCGCCTTTGGCAAGCTCGATGCAGATATGTTCGGCAAGTACAAGGACCCAACGCATCCACAGTACAAGAAGGTCAAACCAATCCTCAAAGATACCACTGTCGCTAAGACACTGAACAGTCTAGGCCACGGTGCATGGGGTAAGGTTGTAGGCAGAGTTAACTTCCAGCCGTACAAGATGACCGAAATCCTCAAGGCTATGTTCCAGGAACTCAAGTGGCAGGACCGAAACAATGCGTGGGACGAGTACACGGAAATCAGGGAAGCACTCGGAATGGCACGGCATCTCGGTTACGTCCCTGATGGGCACTCTCAAGTCACAAGACGACTTTGTGGCCGAGAGGAACTCGAAGCCCGGCTCGAGAACCGCCTTACGCCGTTCGCATGGCAACTCGTCGACGCTGCCCTCCGAACTTCAATCAAAGCTGCTTACGATGGGCTCATTGATTATGACGATCAAGTTTACATGTCCGCACTGTTCGGAGGTTCATTTCCACGATTTCCCGATGTTCTCATCGACGAAGACCAGGACCTCTCGCCGGTTAACATTGCGATGCTCACGCAACTTTGCAAAGGAAGCCGGGTCGGTGCGGTGGGAGATCGTTGGCAATCAATTTACTATTTCCGGGGTGCAGAGACAGGTGGAGTCGACAAGATCAAGGCGAAGTTCAACATGACTGAGTTCCCTCTCTCCGTGTCCTTCCGATGTCCGAAGGCCATCGTCGAGGCTGCACGGTGGAGGGCACCAAGCCTCAAATGGGTGAAAGATGGTGGAAGATACGAAGTGCTGCAAGGAATTGCTGCGAGTGATATTCCCGAAGGATCAGCCATTGTCTGTAGAAATAACGCTCCGCTGTTTAGGGCAGCCTTTGCCCTGCTGTCGGGGAAAAGGTCAGTGCAAGTTGTTGGTTCTGACATCTCTGCTAAGATCGTCAAACTTCTTCGGAAAATTGCAGCGGAAGGCGATAGTCAAGCAGATATGCTACTTAAAATTGATGCTTGGAGAGATGCACGACTAGCCACGTCCAATGCCCCTGCAACCACTCATGATACAGCCGAATGTCTAAAGGTCTTCGTTGGTTGGGGCAAAGACGTGGACCAAGCCTGTCGCTATGCCGAACACATCTTCAAACAACAGGGTGCAATAACCCTAACCACAGGCCACAAGGCCAAAGGTAAAGAATGGGACGTTGTATATCATCTCGACAGTCATCTGCTCGGCCGTGATGACCAGGACTTGAACCTCAAGTACGTCATCCAGACCCGATCAGCGGACGTAATGTACGAAATCACCACCCAGGAGACACTATGGCAATAAACACCTCAAGACTCGCCTATCAGGATTGCTATGACCTGATGGAAAGAGCAATCAGCGACGAGTATCCTACAGGCCTCAGGATCAAGTTCGCTTCGTGGAACGAGGCCAATCACTTCCGTCAACGTATTCATAACGCTAGGTACGTTGATCGACAGGATAACGCTGACCTGTACGATAAGACCAACATCATGCATGGAAGGTCAGTGTACGATGTCCTAAACTGTCGGATCAGGCAACTATCCGATGGCTGGTGGCTCAGGCTCGAACGAGTTGACGCTCGCAAATTCGAGGTAGAGCCACTTGAGTCACCTGAAATGCTACCGCCGGAGGCAATACCAGCGGTCATCTCCATCAACGGTGGTCAGCAGGTAGTAGCTCCAGTGATGCGTCTTGGTAAGTTCAAACGGAGGTTCTAATGTCAGGCTCCAGTGATCCCATCTCTGCCATCGTCGACAGGATGATGGAGAAGTTGCAGAAAGAGAACCCTAACGTCAACTACAAGCGCAAACAGAAGAAAGAGAAGGTGAAGAAGTCATGCAACCCCAAACGAGAACAGTCGTCATTGCACTAGCTGTAGCGATCGTCGTCATCTGCTTGGCCCTGGTGATCAGATATGCAGCTACTTGAACTGTGGGCTCGTGCCCTGAAGTCTGATTGTGGCATAGCAATCACGTCCGATAATCGTCCCTTGCTACGCCAACACCTATACCAAGCTAGAGTTGGCCATGACGAATACGATGATATCGTCATGGTGCTTCCCGAGCAACCCGACGAGATATGGCTGGTGCATAGACATGCGAGTGGTTTCGGAGCCAATCACCAAGGTAACCTTAAACCTCTACACGATTGACGTGGAGTGGTTTAAGCGTCACTATCCTGATGGCTACACGGAGGCTATCCGTGAGGCCCTTAGGCGTCACATACACTATAAGATGCTAATGGAGTCCGAAAACACCGAGTTTTAGGTATGGGTCTTCGAAATTCGAAATTCGTGGAGAAATATCCCAATGAGCAGAGAACTAGACGATGCAATGAACGCCATCCCCGATCTGACGGAAGAACATATTCAGGTTCTAATCGACTTCCAGATCGCTGAGTTGGCCAGGTACAACGTGAAGGGAACCAAGGCTGCAAAGAAGGATCAGTCAGAGGAAGATGTGCAAGCAGCGTTAACGATGATCCTGGGTGGACCTGAGACGAAGGTCACGGTAAAGACAGGCGGATTCAAACGGAGGTTCTAATGACAGACGCTATGATGAAGGAAGGTCCACTCGACGACGAGCCTAGCCCATTCATTCCAGGCACCAACATTCAGTTCGCCTGGGATGCAACGGCTATCGAGCGAGTCAAACTCTGTGGCCGACTGCATAGGTTCAAGAGTGAAGGCTGGCGTAGTAAAGGTGACAACGTGCACCTGCGCTTCGGTAGTGAGTGCCATCGGTGCTTTCAAGATTACGAAGTTCTGATGGCCGAAGGCTTCGATCACCGGGATGCAATGGATGACGTGATCCGTTCCCTGCTGTTCCGCATCCAAGATTGGAACCCAGATCACAAGCAGAAGAACCGAGAGACACTGGTTCGTTCCGTCATTTGGTATCTCGAGAAACACAAGGACGATGCAGCCAAGACTTGGATCATGTCGGATGGCAAGCCAGCAGTCGAGGTCAACTTCTCATTCGAGCTTGAGTTCGGTCCTACCGTTGACCAACCTTATGTCCTGTCCGGTAAGCTGGATCGGATCGTAGTGTTCAACGGTGACCTGTTTGTGATGGACCGCAAGACTACCTCCAGCTTGGGCTTTAACTTCCTGAACCGGTTCTTGATCGACAATCAGATGACACTCTACACCTATGCCGGTAAGCGTATCTTCATGGCTCCGATCAAAGGGGTTATCATCGACGGGATACAGCCGTTGATAACTCAGACTAACTTCGAGCGCCATATTGTCTATCGAACTGACGAGCAAATCCAAGAGTGGCTGATCGACCTGGACTACTGGCTGAACCAGGCCAACTGGATGGCTAGCAGGGACTACTATCCCGCCAACGAAACCAGTTGCAGCAAGTACGGTAGCTGTGAGTTCCTTGACATCTGCACCAAGTCTCCACAAGTCAGGGACAGGTTCTTGAAGGCTAACTACGAACAGGAGGAACCATGGAACCCACTCCGTCCCCGGTCAGACTAATCCTGGCCCTCGGCAAGTTCCGGGTCACGCACCGGTCGGAGAACCTAATGAAGATCGCCTTAGGTGGATCAACTACCATGACCGTGACCTTACCTGACCATGCTGACGTTAGAGAAGGCGATATCTTAACCCTTTACACTGAGGTTCTATATGCCAACCCTGGCGGACCATCAATCCAATGAGTACACCAAGATGATAGTGCTTGGTGACCCAGGTTCAGGAAAGACAGGAGGACTAGCGTCACTTGTTAAGGCAGGCTACTGGCTCGGTATCCTTGACTACGACAATGGCCTCGAGACTCTTAAGGCCTTCGTTGCCAGGGATGGGAAAGCTGGCCTGGAGAACGTCGAGTTCAGAACCCTACGAGACAAGCGAAAGGCAGTTCCAACAGGCTCAGTCATTGACGGTGAAGCCCGTGCTTTCACCGACGGCCTTAAGCTTATGGATCGGTGGAAGTATAAGAACGGAGCCGAGGAAGTTGACCTTGGTCCGCCAAGTGAATGGGGACCTGACCGTATTCTAGTCATTGACTCGATGACCTTATGGGCACGAGCCGGTTATGATTGGAGAGAGCAGCTTGTCCCAAGAGGCAAGTCAGGTCTGTTCGACCCACGAGCAGTATTCTATGATACTCAGAGAGCAATCGAACAGAGCATTGCCAACCTTACGGCAGAGTCATATCGAACTAACGTCATCGTCATCACTCACGTCAGCTACGTTGACAACGAAGATGGAACACGTAAAGGCTATCCGAATGTGATAGGTAAAGCACTCTCCCCACAAATCGGAGCGTACTTTAACTCTATCGCACTGTGCACCGTGAAACCAGGAGGTAAGCGTGTCGTTCAGACGGCCCCGACAGCCATGATTGATCTTAAGAACCCAAAGCCGTTTGCAATGTTGCCAGAGTACCCAGTAGGAACTGGCCTTGCAGACTTCTTCAAAGTGCTACGTACAAACGAATGAGCAAGAAAGGACTTGAAGATGGCTACACGACCTCAAAGAATGGAAGCTACTGCAAGCATGCAGGACATCATGGATACTCCGATGTCCGACATTGCCCCACCGAAGCCGATACCACCTGGTAGTTACGTGACCATGGTGGTCGGCCACGCCAACGAAGATACGGCCTCGACAGGGACTAAATACTATCAGTTCACCCTGCAACTCCAAGAGGCCTTCGATGATGTCAACGGTGATGCTCTTACGGAGGCCCTGACCAAGATGGATGGAACGGTCATGCCTCTGCGAGAAAAGACCATCCAATCGGATAGGTACTACATCACCGACGCATCTCTGTTCCGCCTCAAGAAGTTCCTGAACGACCTCGGCATCGACAACAAGCACGAGGACGGATCAGAGAAAGGCTTACGGGAGGCACTCATGGAAGCACCTGGCAAGCTGGTGGTGGTCACCATCACCCATCGTGCCAGCACTAGCGGTGGCATCTACGCCAACGTCACGAATACAAGTCCATTGAAGTAACTGGAATACGCATCGGCTGGCGTACTTCCTACCTCCGCTGGCTGGTGTGTAGGGAGCCAGGGCCCCTGTCCTGGCTCCCACCTTGCTGTCATGAACCACGCATTTACTGCCTTGGAGACTATTGTAATTTGCCTGCTGCTTGGAGCGGCAGTTCTTGGCTTTGCAGCAGTCCTGCTGTCGTTCTGGGCTCGATTGCCATGACAGACATTATGTTCATAGGCGAAGCCTGGGGCGAGCATGAAGCTCGGCAACGAACTCCGTTTGTCGGGCCGACTGGCTATTTGTTGAACAATTTACTGGCCGAAGCGGGTATTCGTAGAGCAGACTGTTACTTGACCAACGTCTTCAACCTTAAGCCATACATGAACAAGACAGAGTTCCTGTGTGGTCCAAGAGAACAAGGCATCCCTGGCTACCCATCGCTGACCCCAGGCAGATATGTCAGGGGAGAGTTCAAGCCTGAGCTACTCCGGTTAGGTAAAGAGGTTCAGTCAGTTAAACCTAACGTAGTCGTCTGTCTTGGCAACGTTGCGATATGGGCCATGCTAGGCAAGACCCGTGTTGGAGCCCTACGTGGTGTTGTGCAGATGTCAAGCCACACCAAGGCTGGCTTCAAGGTTCTACCAACCTATCACCCTGCTGCCATCTTTCGTCAGTGGGGACTTCGTCCCATCACAGTTCTAGACTTGATGAAGGCTCGTAGAGAGAGTGCGTATCCAGATATTCGAAGGCCTAAGCGGGAGATATGGATCGAGCCAACTTTGGAGGATATATATGAGTTCGACCAGCGATACATACAACCCTGTGAGAGACTTGCTGTTGATATTGAGACAAACGGACACGTTATTACTTGCATCGGATTTGCGCCGTTTCCGGATATTGCTCTCGTTGTTCCGTTCCTTGACACCCGAAGAGCAGGAAGAAATTATTGGGGTGATCCCGAAACTTATCGTGAAGCTGTCAACGCTGTCGGAGCTATTCTTACAAGACCAACTCCAAAGACCTTCCAGAACGGGCTCTATGACATCACGTTCATCTACCGAGCCTGGGGAATAAAGTGTCGAGGCTGTGAGGACGATACGATGTTGCTGCACCATGCACTTCAGCCTGAGTCGTTGAAAGGACTTGGCTTCCTTGGCTCGGTGTACACTGACGAGGGTGCCTGGAAGCAAATGAGAAAGCGTAAGTCAACCATCAAACGAGAGGATTGAGCTATGACAAAGCTACTACGAATGATAGATGCACCGCTTGACCTAGTGATCCTCGTTTACTACCAGGACGTGCTAGAGGCTAGAGAGAAAACAAGCGAGACTTGTAGCTCAGAAGAGAGGAAGTTCGGGTGTGCTATTGAGGTAGCAACTCTACGCCAGCACCCAGAGTTTAGAGCCGTTAATGTTGGTGGCACTGTAGCCAAAGTTCAGTTCAGAGACGAGTCTATCCCGGACTGGCGATGGGTACTTGAAAGGGATGGTGAGATAATAGCAGGTCTGAATGATATCAGAAAGGAGAAGCTATTGGAAATGGACTGGCCAATTGAGGTCCGCTTAGTTTCCACAGTAGCTCATATACCTGATGAAGATGAAACAACTCACAGGCGAAGATACACACGATCGCTAGCATGGGGAAGGTCGGAAGAAGGTAAGCAGGCAAAGAGAGATAGCGCCGAGAGAACGTCTGGAGGGGAACGTGGGTCTTATAACAAGTCGTCAGGTAAGTGGAGAGACGGTAGAAGAGATACAGGTTTCTATGTACGAGAAGACTAATGAGAGTCATTGACACAAGTAAGCCCCTGTCTCTCAACAGCCTCGAAGAACAGTGGGTCTATAACGGCCTGGACTGCTGTGTCACGTCTGAGCTATTGTCTGTGTTAAAGCCACAGCTAGACCCACTAACTTCGGCTACCTATGCCTTCAGCCGGGACCTCCAAGGTCCCGTGTTCGACATGCGTATTCGTGGTGTGCTGATCGATCAGGCTCGGCGGAAGGTAGTGCTAAATGAGTTCGCTGATATAGTAGACAACTGCGAAGCCACGTTAGAGCGCATAGTCGCTAAAGGCACCGGCTTCTATGGCTTCAGCTGGCGATCGTGGCAAAGCCTACACAAGCTCTTCTACGACATTTATCGCATACCGCCAATCTTAACCAAAGAGGGCAAGCGCACAGCTAACAGAGATGCGCTAGAGAAACTCCACTCATACCGCCTCGCTCGTCCCATCGTCTTGTTCATGGAAATCTTGCGTGAATTGGACAAGAAGATGGACGTTCTAACAATGGAGCTAGACGATGATGGACGTATGCGCACTAGCTATAACATTGCCGGCACAAACACTGGCCGGTTCTCTAGCAGTTTTACTGAGTTTGATACTGGTGGGAATTTACAGAACATTGAAGAGTCTCTGAGGTCTATCTTCATAGCTGATCCTGGAATGAAAATGGCCAACTTTGATGCAGAACAGGGAGACAGTCGTGTCGTTGGAGCCATTGAATGGAACCTATTCAAAAACGGAACTTACCTTGATGCATGTGAGTCGGGAGACTTACACACTCATGTCGCAAGACTCTGCTGGCCAACACTTTCTTGGAGTGGTGACCTTGACAGGGATAGAGAACTTGCAGAGCAGTCATACTATCGACATTACTCTAGGAGATTTATGTGCAAGAAACTTGGTCATGGCTCTAACTATGGCGGTAGGGCCCAGACTCTCTCTGACCAAGCTAAGGTTGAGCTTAATACCGTAGTAGATTTCCAGAACAAATACTTCGCTGCCTATCCAGCCCATAGTAGATGGCACGATTGGACGAGAGAACAAATCCGATCTTACGGCAAACTGGTCAGTCTCATGCAACGTAAGCGGTACTTCTTCGGCCGCCGGGACAGCGACGATACTATCCGTGAAGCCCTAGCCTACGATCCCCAGAGTTCCCTAGCTGACATCGTGAACCAAGGCATGCTTCGTGTCTGGAGAGCAGGCGACTGTCAGCTTCTGTTACAGAACCACGATTCTATCGTAGTACAGTTTCCAGAGGAAATGGAGGATGAAGTTATCCCTATGATCAGAGATCAACTCTGGCATACAATCCCACTTAAGTTCGATCGATCCTTAACTATACCGTACGGTTGTCAGACAGGATGGAATTGGGGAAAGTATTCGGAGGGAAATCCGGATGGCCTTAAAGACTACAAGCCCAGCGATAAACGGACCCGGACGACGAGCATGTGACTCATGGATCAATAGGTTCATTGAATACACAGAGAGCTTGGAGTCCGCTATAATCTGGAGGCGATGGTCTGCCATCGCCATGATAGCTGCTGCATTGGAGCAGAAGGTATGGGTGAACCTCGGGACGCCTTTGTATCCAAACCTCTACACCTTCTTGATCGGAGAACCTGGACTTGGCAAATCTCGTGCCATAATGGCTGCGAGCGCACTTGCGAGAGACGCCCTACCAGAGATGTTCTTCGGCTCTACATCAATGACGAGGGCATCTTTGTCGGACCATATGAACGAGGCGAAGAGGTTCATTGCCAATATACCATTTGCCCCTATCGAGTATCACTCTTTGGTTATAGTTGCCGATGAGTTCTCTGTCGTGATGGATCAATACGACACAGCCCTAGTCGCTGCGTTGGTCGAGTTCTATGATTGTAACCCTTACTCTGAAGGCAGGCGGGTAGCCAACATTAGGATCAAGGTCCAACGACCTCAGTTGAACATGCTGACGGGGTCAACTCCATCTAACCTGTTGAATACCCTTAGGGATCACGTGTGGGACCAAGGCTTAATGTCTCGAGTCATCATGGTCTATTCAGCCGATCGCCCCTTAGTCGACGTGTTCGAGGCCAAGCCATTAGAGAAGCCGAAGGAACTCATTCACGATCTGAAATTGATTAACCTAGTAATGGGTGAGTTCACCTACACCGCAGGCTTCCGTGAAGTGATGAACAAATGGAAGTCACTCGGCCTGATCCCAATACCAACTCACCCTAAGCTGAAACACTATTGCACCCGTAGATGGGCACATCTACTGAAGCTGTGCATGATCAGTAACGTCGACCGTGACGGCAAGATGGTCCTCGATGTGGAGGATTATAACCGTGCAATGACTTGGTTAGTTGAAGCTGAGAACCACATGGGTATGATATTCCAGGTGGGAACGTCCAGTTCCGATAGCAGGGTCATGGATGAAGTCCGCTACTTCGTTGGACAACACAACGGCGGCGTAAGCGAACACCTTGTCATTAACTTCGCTCGAACGAAATTGCAATCTTACGCCATTAAGCCGGTGCTAGAGCAGATGCAGGCCTCCAGGCAGATAGTCGTTAAGAGTGTAGATAAGAAAGGCCAGCGGATATTTATGGTGCCGGATAAGTAACCTCAACTTCGTCGTCAGTCGTTAGGTGCAAAGCCTTCATCAGACCTGGAGATAGGTCCGCTACTCTACCAGTATCCTCATGTGGACCCCAGTCAGCAGGCCAAGCATAGAACTCTTTCCCGTGTGCACGGACGATCGCCTGCATTGTTGGCGTCGCTAGCATCTCCTTTGGCGTCTGTGAATAGTCCCAACGACACGCAACATAGAAGATATTCGGGTTCAACCTCCTGGCTAGGCCACTAGTTCCCGATGGCTGCTCTGGCAGGAATAGGTGTGGTGCTTCATCAAAGTCATAGATAAATGCTAGTCCCTCACTGGCCGACACTCCAGTATCTTCTGGCCCTCCGAAGTGCGAGCATCTTCCACGGGCGTAGAACTCAGCTTCTTCAGGCGGTACTGGTACAGGTGGCCTTACTGGCTGATCACCTCCCAAAGTCTGAGCTATCGCCAAACAGATGTTATTGAAGTTACGCTCATACAAGTCTGCATCTGCGCTGCTATCAACGAAGCAGACCTCAATCAGGATTGCTGGTTCTTCAGTGCCGTTGAGAAACGCTAGGCTAGAGGTATACTTTTGACCTCGGTCGATGAAGTCACCAGCATCAGCGATTGCTTCTGATACATCTGCGGCTAGGTCCCCTTGTGTGACATACCAAACCTCAGTACCCATTGGCTTGGACGTTGTTTCATAGGCGTTAAAGTGGACGCTAACGTCAAGGTCACGGGTCTGTGAGTTATGAAAGTCGATAATCCGATCCAGGTTCTCACTCTGGCTGTGGCTCACGTCATCGTGGAACGTGACAATGTTATCCATAGCCTGAGCAACCCTGTCGACAACCCGACGAGCCTCATTAACTTCGTCGAGGTAACCGCTAGCTCCACGGATATACTTCCCATGGCCTGACGACATGACGATCTTCATTTGTGCTGCTCCCGTTTGGTTATCGCCTGCGTTGCCTGGCTATAAGCTGATCTAGCCGTACGCAGTCCATTCCTGAAGTGTGTTGCATCTCCGGCCCCTTGAGTGAGCCATACAGTCCACAGCTTAATCACCTGTGCATGATAGGCCTCGTCCAAGGCCTTCTTGTCTATTGCTAACAGATTGGCGTCGATCGGAACATCTTCATAGAGATCACTCTTAGCCTCTACGTCCCAACCGCCGGTCAGCCAGCCGCATAGCGCCAGAGCAAACAGGATAGCTACCACAATGATGAATGTCAGCATGATCCTCTGACCAAGTGTCATCTCGGTCATTCGAATAACCTCTCGATCAAGCGTATGCGTTCTTCTTCATGTTTAGGTGCCCTCGTCTTGCCGTGTCGAATGAGCCGATGTAGCTCTTTCCAATCCTCCGGAAGGTCTTCGGAACCCTGATTGTACTTAATCGCCCAGTTGGCTATTCTTCCAGGGGCTGCTAGGGGAACGCCAGTCCCGTACGGAATTGACAGAAGTCCGCCTGTAAGCCCCATTACGTTCTCAACAACATCGCCAAGCTTGGACTCGTCATCATCCACAAGATAGCGCTTGCCTGACCTTGCAGCATTGACACCGAACCTGAATAGGTTAGTGTACGTTCCATAGGTAGGTGTTGTTTCAGACAGCATTCCATGGACAAGGTCCCTGAACAGCGGAATTGGAGCAGCAAGGCCTTGACCTACGAACTTAGCTCCACACGCCGCTGCACTGTCCTCTACCTTACAAAGGGGTTCGACCGTATCTTCAATCAACGTAGGCAAGAATACATAGGTAAATATGTCTTTAGCGATCGTCCTGACATCTTCCATAACTGGCCTTGGTGACCTTCCATGGACCAAGTCTTGGATCATATAGATCGACCTGAACCTCCGATTCAGTGCATTGTTGAAGAAGTTCATAGCCTGAGCACCGGCCTTTACCATTGCATTCTGGGACCGTAACCACTCAGCCTTACCTACAATGGACGGTGAACCGTGAGTCATTCGGACCATTCTATTGGCTTGGCTCTCTGCAAGGTCATGCGCCTCCCACTCAGCATCTTTAAGCTGTTCCGGCGTCAGCTGCTTACCCTCAGTTAGTCTGGCGAAGTTCTCTGCATTCCGCTGCCTATATCTAGCCATCCAGGTTAGCTCGGACATCTGCTGGTCAACGAAGCCCAAGGTAGATGCCCCTAACTGTGCAAAGGCTTTAGCGCCAGCCTCTCCGGGTAGCATCTGGCCACGCATCAGCCTGGAGATTTCTTCTGGGTCCTCCTGGTAATTCCGTCTACGTGTCTGGAGTGCCTTCACTCCCTTCCATTCTCTACCTCCAATTATAGCTCCTTTGTGTATGAAGTCACGATTGACACCCTCTGAGTAGCTATTGTTCCCAAGCATGTCTCTGGAAACCTCTTTAAAGAACTTGCGCATCCCTATATCTGCGATGCTCTGAGCAATAGACTGCGGAGAGTGCTTCTCAATCGTGCCAATGTTGAATCCAATAACGTCAGTAATGCTGCCGCCAGATAACCTACCAAAGAGCCAGTTAATAGCAGTCTCCATATTACTGCGTGTGCCCCTTGCACCAGTAATATCTCTAAAATACTGCTCCAACATATCAACACGTTCCTGGCCGAAGTGCCTCTGCAATGCTTGCACAATCTCAGGTCGCCGTAGAACCTTGTTATAGATGTCAGCAATCGGCTGCATGTGGGCGTACTTCAGCCTTTGAAGTAGGTCCTGAGCAAGACCATCAATATGAAGCTCGACTGGATATACCTTGCCTGTTCGCTCTATCGTGAATGAGTGTGGGAGTGCTACGTTGATATTCTGAGCGTGTGGGTCCACTGCCTCCATATATGGACGTATGGCCGTGTCTTGCCTACGGGGGTAATACCAACCTGGTTCGCCACCCGAAGGACTGAACGGTGTTTGAATTATTCCAGGGTCATCTCTCTCAAGGATGGTACCTGAACGCCGCATAGTCATATCGTCCACTATGTCCTGGGTCCACCCGAATTGCTTAGCAATCTCCTTAGCCATTAGATAGTGTTCTTTTGTCCCCACTCTATCCCTGTAGGCTATGAGTTCATCTGGCTTAAGATTATAGCCAGCGGCGGTATGGTTAATCGCAGACCTACTTCCTGTGACCAAGTACAGTGCAACTATACTTCCGTTGTTCAAATTTAGTGGTGTCTTGTGGACTTCATGCATGATAGTGTCGTTATCCACCTTCTTCAGGTGCCATCGTGGGTCTTGGGCTCCAAGAGCTTTCTCCAGCCTAGGAGCAAGCTCTTTCAGTGCATCATGCATAAACGCACTGTCAGCCTTCTCGATCGGGTACAGGATATGAGTCAGCCAAGTGCCGCTTTCGTCCTGTGCAGCGAGGTTGCCAAAGAAGGTGTCCATATTCTCAAGCCAAGTAAGGCTTCGCCTGTATCCACTCAGTATAAGCTTCTTGATGGGGCCGGCTGATTGCCCAATGACCCCAAATCTCTCGATGCCTCCTTGAAGCTTCTCAGCAAGGTCCTTAGCCACAACATCTTTCTCATTGATGACTAGGGTCCCCTTGGACTGATCTTGGCCAACCTTCTTGAGAACCCGGAAGGCATTGGTCAGACCCTTATACTCTCTAACTGTCATGTTATCGAATAGCTTATCGAAGCTAGGGTCCAGTAACTTCTCCCAGATAGGGAAGTTCGGATTGTAAGAAGTCTTGAAATCTAGATAGCCTGCGGGTAACCCAACGGCAATCGAGTTGTTAGGATCAACTGGGACATTCTTACTATTAGCCCATGTGTCGAGTGTCTTAAACTCTCGTTCCGGCCGGTCCAGTGTTTCATCCAGATGCTCTTGACTTCGGTTGACTGGTATCTCATGGCGTAACATCAGATAGTGAGCCCAATCAGCGAACTCTGGGTCCATGTTTGTTGGTTCACGTTTCCACAGCTGCTTGAGTATCCTGGCGTCTGCCTTCTTCCGAGTCTCGAACTTCTTGGCTTCATTCGCTAATGCTGTTAGGTGAACAACATTCTGCCTCGCTTGAAATGCACCAAGAAGATCACCTTTGTCCCAAGCATCATGTGTCCTACGAGCAGCCTTACTGAGTTCACGAGCAACTCCAATGACCGACACTTTAGCGTGCTGTCTACCAGCCAGGTCCTCAGCGGCCATAGCCTTAACTGCTGCTCGATCAAATGCTATCTTCTGGCCAGACAAGTCTGCCAGCACTTGATACTCTCTCCAAAGCAGGTCCTCTTCCTTTGGTCCGATAACGTGATCCCTGGCCTCTTCAGCATTAAGCCTCTCGAACTCACCATACCTATCTTCCATCCGGCGCATTGACTCAGCTTGAATAAGTCTGGATCGGAACTGTGTGAAGGGCTCTTCGCCCTTAGCCTTCCTGAATGCCTTCATATCCTCGACAAAGTCAGCACCAGTCTTAAAGCCTAGCAAGGGCCCAATCTGATCAACGTCGAGCCCACCGGATGATAGCCAATGTTTCGGGAAATCAGTCAGTTGTTCAGGGGTCATCGATGTCGGATCGATCTTTGGCTTAGCACCGATAAGCTGGCCACCAACCTCACCGGCAGACATGAACTTCCAGCCCTTAACGTCGGGCTTACTATCAATATGGTCAGCCACCTCAGAGTGCATCTCTGCTATCTCTTCGGACCACTCAGCCTTCCGCCGTCGCTCGGCCTTCTTCCTCTCCCTTTCTACAGCCGCAGCTTCGTCCTTGTCACGGATTTCCTTAATTTCCTTGACTATGCTGTCGTAGTCTCGCTTAGGCAGAATAACTCCGCTCTTGAACAGTACCGTCTCTGGCTCGGGACCTGGTATCGGCTCTTCTTTAATTAACGGATCACCTAGGCCAGTCGACTTGCGCATATCAGCGATTACTTGTTCATTTTCTGTTGGCTGCTGCGGAGCCGCCTTGTCCCAAGCATCCTCAGGCTTAGGAACATCTTTAGCTTCATTCAAAGTGTACAGATCATTCCGAAGCCTGATATCATCGTGGAGAACTTTCTCTACTTCCTTATCAATGTTCATCCAATGCTTAAGCCCGACAGTAACGTCCTCTCCAGTTAGCTGCCTAAATAGCTCAAGCTGCTCGCTGATCCCAGGAATATCTCCAAGCTTCCCATCGCCTGGCTCAGGCCGTTTGTCGCCGTACAGCTTATTAACAGCCTCTCGCACTAATGCAATGTCAGCGTCGGAATGCTGCTCAGTCAAATTTCCGAACAAGTCCTTGCTAAGCTCCCTTGTCTCAGAGCCTTGAGCATCTTTGAACGCCTCGTCGTAAATGTCCATTGCATCTTTGCTGTCCTGGGCTCGGAACTCGTCCCACACAGGGTTAGCATTTCCTGGCGGCCTCTCGCCCATTCGGCCGTACCGGGTGAGGAACTTACCGGTCGTAAAGGCTCTGGCTAGCCGCTCTCCAGGTGCCATAACCGCCTCACCGAACATAGTGGGCTTGCCGACGAATAGGGCACCACCAACTATAGCGCCGGTCATAGTGTATGGATCAAGCTCGCCTTTAGCATATTCCTCTCTTGCGGCCTCAATGCCACCCATGAAGGTTGCACCAGCGGCTCTCCACAGTAATGACCCCTTTGTTAAGCCGCCAACCCCGAATAGCGGAGCGGAAGTTGCGAGTTCACCAACCACCGTTGCTATGGGATGCTCTTCTACGTCCCTCTTAACCCGTTCAGCCTCTTCAGGGAAGAATGTCTCTGTTACCTTTTGCTCAGCCTTTGAAGTAACGTAGGCAGCGAGGGCAGCACTTCCGAGGCCACCGATGACACCGCCAACGAGAGCGCCTATTGGGCCACCAACAGCGCCAACCGCAGCACCAGTCTCAGCGCCGACTGGAAATGCAGCGGCACCAGCTAACGTTGCTGGAGTTGCGTGCAGAGCACTTCTAGTACCGGCAGCAAGAGCACCGCTAGGATCAGACTCAACCTCATCGACGATGATAGGAGCAGCCATACGGGCCATAGGATCGGAAAGTATCTCACCAAGCTTTGACGCCGACTGATTATACTTAGTCAAATTGTGAATGTCATCCTTGCTGACAATCGGTGCCATCGGATTTTTATTGAAATAGGTCTGTAGCATTGGGTCATTCTCGACCACATGCTGTGACAACCTAGACCTATAGGCCTTGTGGGCTAAATCATAATTGCCGTAAGCATACTGGGCTGCATCTTGGTCGCCATCAGTCATTTCCATGGCGTGAACGGCTTTGTCCTTATCGCCGTCTAGGCCACGAATAACCTTCGTCTGAGCCTTGTCAGTGTCTAGCTCACGACTAATGGCAAGAATGTTATCTTCGTCAGCCACCTGGCCTTACCCTCAACGTTTCCACTTTCGGTCCCTGAGTCGTCCCCTTTGATTCTCGCCTAACCTTGTCCAGCACATAGACATCTAGTGCGTGCTTATTGATCTCACTATCGCTGGCATTAGGATGATTACTTACATAGTCATCCTTGACCATCTTGTACTTATCCCACTTCGTTATATCTCTTCGGTACTCTTCGTAATGACCCCAGAAAATTCCTGCCTCGCCCTTACCTAAGGCAGTATGAATGAATGTGTTCCAATCTTCCTTTTTCGGGAACTTCTGTGGATTCTCCTTCTGCCATGCTTTGACTTCGGAACTGATATACAT